ACAAGGTACTACAGGTGCTCAAGGCACCGTGGGTGCTCAAGGCACAGTGGGTTCTCAAGGTACAACAGGAACTCAGGGTACTCTCGGTACTCAAGGTACTCTTGGATCTCAGGGAACTATCGGTGCTCAAGGTACCTCTGGTCAACTTGGAACTTACGCAACAACTATTACTGGAACTTCTACAGATGGTGGAGCAACTGGAACTACACAGTTCACAGTCACACACAGCCTTGGAACTACAGACATCATGGTTACCGTATGGGATACCACTACAAAGGCCGAAGTTGTAACTGACGTCGTGTACGTAACGACTAGCACAGTCACAGTCGGATTTGCAGTTGCCCCAGTTACATCTCAGGCATACAGAGTGGTAGTCAAGGCATAACACATGAGCAGAAAAGCACTCGTCCCTATCAACGTACTGTCCAGCGGAGTAGAACCTGCTGGACGGTACGATGGTGACGTCTACTTTAACTCTCTAAGCCAAAGTTTCTTCGTATACAACGGAGTTAGTTGGATAGAATTTTTGCCAAATATTCAACCAGTAACAGAAGATGGTGGAGTCGTTGGTTCAGCACAGCCAGATGATCTGGACGGTGGAAGTGCAAGCACTACTGATTTTGAGACAACCTTCGATGGAGGAAACGCTTAATGGCAATTAGAATCCAAGTCCGACGTGGAACCGCTACTCAGTGGAGCACTGCAGATCCAGTCCTAGCCGCTGGTGAGATTGGCTTTGAAACCAATACTGGAAAATTCAAGATTGGTGTAGGTGGCGCTACCGTATGGAGCAGCCTAGATTACTTCTTAGACTCCAGTGATATTGCTAGCCTTATCTCTGGCGCTGCGTTAGATAACACAGACGATCTTCCTCAAGGTCTAACTAACCTCTATCACACAGTTCAACATACTTACAATGCGCTTACTAGTGGTACTCGTAGCAACATTACATTTGCACTAAACGGTAACGCTATTGATGTCTCTGTCCCAACGGTTCAAGGAACTACTGGTGCTCAAGGCACACAGGGAACACAGGGTGTACAAGGTACAACTGGTACTCAGGGAATTCAAGGTGTTCAAGGATTACAGGGAGTACAAGGTACAACAGGTGCTCAAGGTACTCAAGGTACTGTTGGTAGCCAAGGTACAGTTGGTGCTCAAGGCACACAGGGAACTCAGGGAACACAAGGAACACAGGGCACACAAGGTACTCAAGGAACACAGGGAACTCAGGGTGTACAAGGTCTTCTAGGTGTACAGGGTTCTGCGGGTAATTTCGGTGGCGCTTCATTTGATTACACCTTCAGCACAACAACAACAGCGGCTGATCCAGGTGCAGGAAACCTTCGTTTCAATGCCTCTCCTACAACAGCAACTGCTATGTACATCGATGCAAGTGATGATGCTGCAACAGATCTCTCAACATTCTTAAACACAATTGATGACTCAACATCAACTATCAGAGGTCACTTCCGTGTCTCTAAGAAGTTTGATGACAGCATATTTAAACTCTACACAATTGGTTCTCTTACAGATAACACTGGCTGGTTTACAGTTAACTGCTCTTACGTATCTGGTAACGGAACACTGTCTAACTCAGATGACATCGTAATCACCTTTGCTCGTACGGGTGATAAGGGTGATACTGGTATCCAAGGAACACAAGGTGTTCAAGGAACTACTGGCACACAAGGTACCCAGGGAACTCAAGGTGCTGCTGGTTTTGTTGGTTCTAATGGTGCACAGGGTACGCAAGGTACTCTTGGCGCACAGGGTACTGTCGGCTCACAAGGCACACAGGGTACTGTCGGCTCACAAGGCACTGTTGGGTCTCAAGGAACGCAGGGTACGCAAGGCATTCAAGGTACTCAGGGAATACAGGGAACTATTGGTATTCAAGGAACTCAAGGCTCACTTGGTACTCAAGGAACGCTGGGTGCTCAAGGAACTATTGGATCAGAGTCTGCAAACCCTACAGTCACCGTTCTTCTATACGGTGGAATGTAACTAAAGCAGTTCCGTACTACCCCTATGTATTTGACTGATTTGTGCTGCCTCTAATAAGAATTTAATGGGGCGGTATACGCCAGGCTTTACTGTAAAGGTATTAAACTTCATCTGATCTGCTTCTTGTTTCATGCGGAAATTAAAGATGTACCAGTCAACTGGGCAGTTGATACCTCGTGATTCCACATCCTCAACTGCACGTTGTGCACCTTTGCGACTGACTGCATAACCTGCACAGGACCACTGCTGGTATGAGCGGCAAGTAAATTCTTCACCAAGATCATGCACTGCCTCGTTGTAGGCAAACAGAGAATCATCTGGAACAAAGAAAGAGAAGAAGTCCCAGATGGGCATTAACTCCTGCATGTACATGGTGACAATCTTTTTAAAGTTCTTACTCACCAAGATGTCATCTTCAAAAATAATTAAGGTGTCGTAATCTGTCTCTAGGAACTTCTTATACGCCAGGTAGTTACTGGCCCACACACCAACAACACCAGCAGATGGTGGGAATGTCTCACCTGGCTGGCAGTAATCATGGACTGTGTTGACTTTAAAACCAGGTGTCTGATTAACGAAAGCCTCAGCCTTATCTGCTGTGTTTAGATACATCGTGGGCGATCCTAGACGAGGCAGAAAAGAGAGCGCCTCTACAATTCCTTCATAAGATTTATTACGTAAGTTATTTCCAGTATCCGTATGAAAGACCTCGTAGCAGGCGTTATCTAGCACTTCTCAATCCACAACTGATAGCCAGATTCAATGATGGTGTACTGACCCTCACATACGGCTAGGAAGGCGTCTACGCCTCTCTTAGGCTCTAGGAAGGGGTCTCCGTTGTAGTTCCATAGGTAGTCATCAAATGCCATGACGCCACCCTTCTCAAGGAGTTTAAAGGCGTTGAGTCCATCGAGGGCAGTCTGTAACGCAGTGTGATCGCCATCGATGTAGATGAAGTTATAGGTGCGATGTGGCAAGTTAAAGAACTCATCGCTAGTCATCTTGTTCTTGGTAATGCGTGGATCTTTGAATCGTGAGTCGTAGTAGTCTTCTACGGAAGTAAAGTCAATCTGATCATGTGCCTTCTCTTCACTTCCCTCCCAGGTATCGACATCATCGAGGTACTCGATCTCGCAGTTATCTAGTAGCCACTCTGTGGCATCGCCTGTATAGGTGCCGATCTGTAATGCACGAAGTGGCTCATTAGGCACATGACGGAAGTACTTCTCTACACTCTTAAACCAATTAGGAAACATATTAGAACAACTTTAAGTTATTGAGGCAGCCGCTTACATACTCTGGTGCCATCTGGTGATCATCAAGTAGATGCTGGAATAGAACTTGACTCTCTTCTTTGCGGCCTAACCACCAGCCTGCTACAGCCTTCTCAAACATCAAGCAGTAGGAGCCGTTGTATTCGACGTATCCTGGCAGTGGATTATTGAAGGTGGTTGTTGCATAGAGCAGACCCATCTCGGCATAGGTGTAGCACTGCTGGTACTCCTTATTGCGTTCGTGAATTCTAGAGAGAATAAAGTACGCCTCTGGACGACTAGGCAAGTACGCAACGGCCTGCATCAAGTTGTTGTACACGGTGCGGCCGCGATCGCCTTGGTAGGACCAGCACAACGACATCTTGATAAGTGATGTGTAGGTGATGAGTGGGTGCGTCTTGTACCCATGTTCAGCGGCTCTCAAGTAGAAGCCCGCAGCAGATGCATACTGCTTCTCTCTGTCGTAGGCTTCTGCAAGATCAAAATTGAGTTGTACATCCTCAGGCTTTTCAGCAAGAGCGATTGTTATCTCTTTAATTCCCATACGCCATCGCCTCCGTAACTAAGCCATTTACAACCTTCTTCGGTACCTCTAGTACGAAGGCTGCGTTATCTTGCACACCAAAACTTAGCAGTAGTTTGCCGTTACGAACAGCGGCTCCTACACAGAACTCAATCGGTGTATCTAAGAATGCAAATGATTTTGACAGACCAACGAAGTTAAACTCCTTGTCCCACACAATCATGCGGTGTCGATAGATAGAGTCTTTCTGATTCAAGTAGTTACGCCACAACTTTACTTCGTGAGTAAATGCGATGTAGTAATCGCCCCAAGAAACAATGTTAGTACCACCACGCTGATCAATAGGAACAGAGGGTGTACTTCTTGTCAGTACCTGCTCACACTCAGACTTATCAGGATTAGCCTTAACAATCTCAGTAGGCATAGCCCACTTCACAAAGTGATACGGCATATCAAGGATAGGCATCCAGTTCTTCTCACAGTACGAACTGACATCGATAGGAGGCGGTATACGAACTCGTTGTACCTCTTTGGCTGTCCAGTGATTCTTGTCTAACTTGATCTTGGAATACTCCATGCGACCCTGGCCGTTAGTCGTGGTATCACGACGAACACCAATCAGGTAGTAGTCACCATCCCACTGAGTAATGCGACAATCTTCTTCGCCAACAAACTCCCAGATAGGTGGAACATCAAGTGCCGAGTAATCAACCTTAGTGTAGTTGATGATATTGAGATCCTTATCAAGACGGCAGAGGTAGTTGGTCGTAACTAGCCGCTGATCTTTTTCAGGATGCAGGTATGAGAGTGGCCCCCATGGGCTAAAGAATCGTTGGTCATGCTCTGAGTGGTAGAGCGTGTAGTTGACGTGGCGGATGTTGACAAGTATGTCGCCATCGTCATCGATAAAGATCGAGGGATTCATTAAGCCCATACCAGAGGTGAGGCTATGAGGCAGGATAAGGGGCGCTAATTTTCCGCCCTGAGAAACCGATTTATGCACCAAATTCATACTGTTACTTTAGCCCACATAGAGTTTCTGTACCAGTTAACCTATGCATATCCCCTTCGAAGGAGTCGAACTTTGCCTACAGTTTACAAGACAATTGCTCAAGCAGCACCAGCGGCAACAACGCTGACTACGCTGTACACAGTCCCATCATCAACCTCAGCCGTGGTATCAACAGTCATCATCTGCAACCAGGCAGCCTCTTCTGCCACCTACCGCATTGCGGTTAGCCCAGCAGGTGCTGCAGTAGAAGCCAAGCACTACATCGTCTACGGTGCGACCGTAGCAGCATCAGATACAACTGCTCTTACTCTTGGAGTTACTCTAGCAACTACCGATGTTGTTCGTGTGTACGCTTCATCTGCTACTCTCTCCTTCTCACTCTTTGGCAGCGAAATCTCCTAATTAACTAGTTAGAGGTATATCAAGTGACTATCACTAACAAGGTTTCATTAAAGAGCGTTAATGGCGGTAACACGCCTATTGCCGACGTTCCAGATGGGGCTACAGTTGGAGCGGTAACAAGTGCGTTTGATGGCACCGCTACTGTTGAAGCAACTGCTGCTGCTACTGGTGGAACACCAACTACTTTTGTTATTACGCCCACACCAACAACTTCTCCAGCCACATTTACTGGAGCATCACCTGTAACAGTTTCGGGCTTGAGTGATGCAACCTCTTACACATTTACCGCTGCTGGAGTTAACTCAACAGCCACAGGTCCAGCAGGTGCTGCCTCTGCATCTACTGCAATTGTCACCGCTGGTTCTTACTTCTCTATTGCTACTACTACTTCTTCTACTGCTAGCAGTATAACCTTTAGTTCAATTCCAAGCACGTACACTCATTTGCAAATTAGATACATGGCTAAAACTAGTTGGGCTCAGACCACTATTGCTGATGGAATTACCATTAGAATAAATGGTGATACGGGTTCTAATTACAGAATCCATAATTTATGGGGTCAAGGGTCAGGAGTAAGTGCTGGAACAGCCGCTGCTACTTATATGGGAGATAACTTTTTAATGTCTGCCTCTAATGGTGCAACAAGTACTTATGGAACAGGCGTTGTAGACATTTTGGACTATACCAACACAATTAAAAACAAAACTGTTCGTGCGTTTACAGGCGTAGAAACAAACAATATTTACAACGGAAACTTTTGGGGCGTAGGATTAGTAAGTGGATTATGGTTATCAACCGCTGCAATTACTTCAATAACTCTTCTTTCTGGTTCTGGTGCTGGTTTTACAAGCGCTAGTCATTTTGCACTTTATGGGGTGATGGCATAATGGCTGCAGGAATTACTTACACACCGCTTGCTACTAACACCCTAGCAAGCGCTACAGCATCTGTTACATTTTCTTCTATTAGTGGTTCTTATACAGACTTACGAGTTGTCCTTCAAGTAAAAAATAGTGTTGGTGATGGTTACGCAACACAATTGCAATATAATTCCGATACTGCAACTAATTACTCTTGGGTTGGTGCTGCTGGGTACGCAGGCTCATCTGCTAATAGTTTTAGAGGAACCAGTGTTGCTATACAAAAAGTAGGTTTTACAAGTGCTACAAGTGGAAATGCTTGGACACCTATAACTATTGATATTTTTAATTACGCTAATGCCACCACTTATAAATCATGTTTATCAAGAAGTAGCAGTATTGATACTAACCAGTACACTCTTATGACAGCAGGACTATGGCGTAGCACGGCAGCCATTACTTCTTTAACTTTTACTTCTGAATCAAGCGGTACTTTTGCTGCTGGTTCAACTTTCACACTCTATGGAATTGCGAGTGCATAATGGCTACCACACATAAGAAGATTCAAACAGTAACTGTAGGAGCAGGCGGTGCTTCTAGCATTGCTTTTACCTCTATTCCACAAACGTACACTGATTTAGTTATAAAAATCTGTGCTAGGTCAACTCGCGCAGGCGCTGATGATGATATATATATATCATATAATGGGTCAGCAACTAGTTATGCGTATCGCTATTTTCAAGGATACGTAACAAGTGCTAGGGCCAGCAGTGGTTCTAGTCAATATGTTGGAGCAATGCCAGCATCTGGAGCAACAACAAATACGTTTGGAAATGCAGAGATATGTATACCAAACTACACCTCTTCAAATTACAAATCTATTAACTCTGACAGCGTTACGGAAAATAATTCAGCAACCGCTTATGAAGCATTGATTATGCTTATGTCTAACTTGTGGTCAAACACATCCTCAATTACATCTATTACATTGACTTCTGGTACTGGAAGTAATTTTGCCCAATACTCAACTGCAACTCTCTATGGAGTATTTAAAGAAAATGTATCAGGAGCACCTAGTGCACCTACTAGCGTTACTGCTACTGATTTAGTAACTACTGGAGCAATCTCTGTAGCATTTACTCCAGCGGGACAGACCGCATCTTTGTTTACAGTTACTTCTACCCCTGGCTCAATTATTGGAACTGGTGTAGCAAGTCCAGTAACAGTTTCAGGGTTAACAAATGGTACTGGATACACATTTACTGTAACGGCTGCAAATCCACTAGGAACTTCTGCAGCGTCTTCTGCCTCTAATAGTGCCACTCCTACTGCTTATCCAAAGGCGGGCTACACTGCTGGTGGCGAAACTTCTTCTAGCGCAACTAGCATTATCGAAAAGATATCTTTACCTGCAGAAACTAGCAGTACATTAAGTGCAACTCTAAGTGCTAATACACAAGAATCTGCTGCTATGTCTAACAGTGGAGTTGCTGGATACATAACAGGAATAAGCCAATCACCGTCTACTACTATAAACAAACTTGTATTCTCTACCGCTGTGGTCTCTACTCTAGGCACTACATTAGCAACTGCTAGAAAAGAACATGGAGCAATGGCTAACAGCGGTACTGCTGGATATGTACTAGGAGGCAGTACTGGTGGCGGTACAACTGCTGCAATAGATAAAATTGCTTTTTCAAATGATGCTAGGACAACTCTTGCTGCAACTTTAACTGCCGTCATTTATAGAAATACTGGAGCAATGGCTAACAGCGGTACTGCTGGCTACACTGCTGGAGGAAACAGAACAGACACAAGCAGTCTTACTAGTTACATTGATAAAATTACTTTTTCTAATGACTCAAAATCAACAACCTCTGCCACTTTGAGTTCTCTAAATGCAAGAAATGCGGCTCATGCTAACTCAGGAACTGCGGGTTACTTCTTAGGTGGAAATAACAACTTTACAACAATTGACAAAATAACATTCTCATCAGATAGCGTTTCTGCTGTAAGTGGAGGAATGTCTACTCCGCGTCAATACCATACAGCCTTTGCTAACTCAGGAACTGCTGGGTACGCTGCTGGAGGACAAAACACCTCTAATGCAAGATTGTCTTCAATTGAAAAGTTGGCCTACTCTAACGACGCCGTGTCATCGACCTCTGTAACAATGGCTAGTGCACGAAGTAACCCAGCAGGCTTTGCCGACTCAGGAACACTATAAGGAACAATATATGGAACTACTACCTGATATAACCGAAAAATTCACACCCGATATTTTGCTAGCGATGGCAGAAGTTCAACAGTCACGCTCTGACTTTCAGTTAGAGAAGTTTGTTGTGAATCAGCACGATACAGATGAAATGCGCTACCAGCAGTGCGTCATTGAACTTCAGTCTCTCTACTACACCATAAAGACAGTCAGTCTTGAAATGAAGAAGACTGAGATTGAAATCAATAAACTTCGTGAAACTGGCGATGAGATCGATGAGATTGATGCTCAGATCAAAGAATTGGGACTTGAACAGACTCGCCTTGTTGGAATTGGCGCTTTTAGAGAGTTGGATATGTTAATGAATATCTATAACTCTTTTGAGCATAAATACACTCGCCAAGAGATTGAAGCAGCACAGCCAGATTATTGGAACAAGAGATTAAGTCGTCAGTCTACACTAGAGGCTATCGGTGGCACTCAGGCACAGGCTGCACACCTAGATTCACTTCGTCAGATTGGTGCCCTTGAAATGACACCAGAGGGCGGAATCCGTGCAGTCTCCCAAGAGATGCAGCAGATTACAGGACAGACTCAGAAGGAGTTAGCATGAAGTACTACACATGGAAGTTAAAGTGGGAAAACGGTGAAGGTACTGATCCTACATTCACTGTGAATACTGATGAGGTTCGTATTGAGCCAGTCTTTGCTACAGGTGATGTATCTGACTCAGCAACACTGATCTACTGCTACCTGCTTAGAGGTTCAATTAACACTAGCGCTTTGACTGCCTGGTCTGTAACAGAGACCACAGCAGCAGCGATGCTTGCCGCTGCTCAGGAACTCTCTCCAGAGGCAGTACTTGAAGATGGCTTTGTTAAGTTCCCTGTAGTAGAGATCGCCCCTTAATACTTTTTTCTCAGAACCGATAGGAGACAATAAGCCTCATGGCTAATATCAAGAGAGCAAATGCATCCAGCATCACTAAGAGTGGTGTTGCGATCGCTGACGTACCTGATGCTCCTACCATTGGCGCTGTGGCAGCACTGACAGATGGAACAGTTACTGTTGCCTACACAGCAGCCGTTACTGGAGGAACTGCAACTACCTTTACCGCTACATCTTCACCTGGCGGAATTACTGGTACTGGCGCCTCTCCTATTACTGTCACTGGATTAAGTTTAGGTACTGATTACACATTTACGGTTACTGGAACAAATTCAACAGCCACAGGTCCAGCATCTGCTGCCTCTAGTTCTGTTAGTCCCACAGCACTTGCTTACGACTCTATTGCTACTACTACACTTTCAACCACTCAAGCAACAATCTCATTTACCTCAATTCCTTCTACTTACACTCATCTTCAAATTAGATTTTTTGCAAAGTGTTCAACAGCAGGCGGTGGAGTTCCTTGTCGCATAAGATTTAACAGTGATACTGGCTCTAATTACTCCTATCACTATTTGGTAGGAAACGGTGCTTCCGCATTATCTGGCGGTGCTGCAACTCAAACTGCCGCATATGGTGGAACAATAACGGATTCTGGAAGCGGTGGGCAGCCTTATAACTTTAGTACAGGAAATATTGACATTTTAGATTATGCCAATACAAGCAAGTATACAACTCTTCGTCAATTTGGAAATTATGACGATAATGGAGGAGGACAAGTGGGGCTCTTTAGTGGCCTTTGGCAAAACACAGCGGCGGTTTCTAGAATAGATTTGACTGTTGATTCAACTACCTTTTCTCAATATACCAAAATTGCTCTCTATGGAATGAAGGGGTAATCATGGCATTGACATATAATGCAATTGTAAGCGTATCTCTTACAGCATCTCAAGCCTCTGTAAATTTAGGTTCTATACCATCTACTTATACTGACCTTGTTCTTGTTGTTACAGGAAAGACAACAAGTGCAGATAGTCTTATTTGTCGTATTAATAACGATACTGGGAATAACTACTCACGAACTACTTTAGGTGCTGATGGAACCTCTTCTCAAAGCACTCGTGGCACAAGTGATTCTAGAGCGGTCGTTGGTACTTATGGTTACTTAGGAACAACTGTTGGATATATCAATACTCTTTTTATAAATAACTATTCAAGTACTACCTCGTACAAACAAATATTAAACAAAACTGGCAATGGGGCAAATGGAGTATCTGCAGTTGCAAATCTTTGGAGGTCTACGGCTGCTGTGGATACACTAAACTTGTATACAGATAGCGGATATAGTTTTGATGTTGGCACCACATTTAACCTCTACGGAATATTGGCGGCGTAAATAATGGCTAATACATACATAGCATTAAAAAAAGTAACTGTGGGAAGTGGAGGAACTTCCAGCATTACTCTTTCTAACATCCCACAAACTTACACAGACCTAGTATTAAAACTGTCTTTGCGTTCAACTCGTGCAGCCGATGAAGATGGCTTAAGTTTAACGGTAAACTCAAGTTCTTCAGGTTACACTTACAAACCTTTAATGGGAAATGGTTCTACAGCATCTACTGCCTCTACCGCATACGAACAACCTTGGTCGGGAAGAATTGTTGGAGCAAGCGCTGGTTCAAGCATCTTTTCTAGCACTGATGTTCTTATCCCTAACTACGCTGGTAGCACTGCAAAATATTACTTAGTTGACTCTGTTACTGAAAAAAACTCTACTACTGCTTATATGACAATGAATGCGGTAGTGCAATCAAGCACAGCAGCAGTTACCTCTTTAACTTTTGCTGCTGTTAATGCGAATTTAGCGGAGTACTCAACGGTTACTCTTTATGGTGTAGAGGTGCCCTCCCAACAAATTACAGAAAAAGCAACTGGTGGAGATATCACTACTGATGGAACCTATATTTATCACACCTTCCGTCAATCTGGAACATTTACACCTTCACAGTCTTTGACTGCAGCAGTGCTTGTAGTAGCAGGTGGCGGTGGAACTACAACCTCTGTTTCAGGTGGCGGAGGTGCTGGTGGTGTTTATTACTCAGCAAGTAACGCTCTCACTGCAACTGGCTACACAGTAACCGTAGGTGCTGGTGGCGGTTCTAACACCAATGGTTCTAACTCTGTATTTGGTGCATTAACAGCAGCAGTTGGTGGCGGTACCTACCAAGCAAATGGTGGCTCAGGTGGTGGACAAAGCGCACCTGGTAGTGGTTCGGTAGGTACTGGCACTGCAGGTCAAGGCAACAGCGGTGGCGCTAGAGGTTCTTATTATTCAGGTGGTGGTGGTGGTGCTGGTGGCGCAGGTGGCGCAGGTGGCGTTGGCTCTCGTGGCGGTGCTGGTGGCGCTGGAATAAACACTTACTCAACTTGGCATACTGCAACTGGTACTGGCATAGCGGGGTACATTGCAGGTGGTGGTGGTGGTTCTGCTTGGAACGGCGTTACTCCTAATAACACTGGTGGTTTAGGCGGCTCTGGTGGTGGCGGTGCTGGTGGTGAGAGTGGTGCTGGAAGTGCGGCTGCAACGAATGGCTATGCAAATACTGGTGGCGGTGCTGGTGGAGACAACAATGGCGTAGTTGGTAAATCGGGTGGTTCAGGTCTAGTAATTGTGAGGTACGCAGTTTAATGGCACATTTTGCAGAAGTTGACGAGAGACTAGAAGTAGTCCGTGTACTAGTAGTTCCTGATGCCCAAGAGCATCGTGGTCAAGAGTTCTTGGCTGATGATTTGGGCCTTGGTGGACGTTGGATTCAGACTTCATACAACGGAAACATCCGTAAGAATTATGCAGGTATCGGTATGTACTACGACGAAGACCGTGATGCATTTATTGCTCCTCGCCCAGAACCACATGCAGATTACACCCTTGATGAGGAAACTTGTCGCTGGGTTCTACGCACAGAAGAATAAAAGTAAGATAAACTAACAACTCAAACCCGTTTAGGAGATAAACATGTCAGTTCCAACTAAGGTCATTGTAGACTGCTCAACAGGCGAAGAGTCAATCGTTGAACTCACAGCCGAAGAGATCACTCAGATGGAAGCAGATGCAGCAGCATTTGCCGAAGCAGAAGCAGCACGAGAAGAAGAAGCAGCAGCAAAGGCAGCACTGAAGGAATCAGCAAAGGCTAAGTTAGTCGCTGGTACTCCTCTTACTGCAGAAGAAGCAGCCGTTCTCGTCATTTAATTTCGCCCCAAATATTTAAGGAGTACCGTGTCAGTTCGTAGAGCACAAGATGAGCGCATTGAAGGCACTCCTGACGGCAATACCGCCATTACGGAGATATCCGATGTGCCAGATGCACCTACTATTGGTGCAGCAACTAACGTAGGTACTAGCCGTGCATACAATAACGGCGCTGCAACAGTTGCATTTACGCCTAATACAACAGGCGGTACAGTAACTACCTATACAGCAACAAGTACCCCAGGATCATTTACTGGTACTGCGGCCTCTTCTCCAGTAACAGTCGCTGGTCTACAGTCTCAGACTTCTTACACTTTTGCTGTGACTGGTGCTAACTCAACAGGAACGTCTCCTGCAACATCTGCTTCTGGATCTATAACAGCAACTACTGTTCCACAGGCTCCTACTATTGGCACTGTAACATCTCCCTCTTCTACAACTGCATCTGTACCGTTTACAGCAAATGCTACTGGTGGCGCAGCGGTCTCAACTTTTACAGCAACTTCATCTCCTGGTTCTATAACAGGAACAAGTGCTTCGAGCCCAATTTCTGTTTCTGGATTAACAGCAGGAACTGCTTACACATTTACTGTAACTGCAACAAATGCTAATGGTACTTCTACAGCGTCTAGCGCTTCTAACTCTGTAACTCCACAACTTCCTGTTCCTACATCAGTTGATTATTTGGTTATTGCTGGTGGCGGTGGAGGAAACTACTCAGGTTATGGTGGTGGTGGTGGTGGCGCTGGAGGTTACTTAGAATCTTCTACATCAATTTCTGGTTCATTCACAGTAACTGTTGGTGCTGGCGGTGTTGCTGGCAGTGGTGGTAGTGGTTCTCCAACTGGAATTGCATCTGTATTTGGAGGTGTGTCTGCTACTGGAGGTGGTCAAGGAGGAGGCAGTGCAACATCAGGAGGAAATGGTGGCTCAGGTGGTGGAGGTGCTGGCATAAATAACTCTTACGGAACTGGTATAAATGGTCAGGGTTTTCGTGGAGGTACAGGTCGTTTTGATAGCAGTCCAACAAATGCTTCAGGTGCTGGTGGCGGTGGCGCTAGTGCTGTTGGAGGTGACCCTGTTGCATACAGCCGAGGAGGAAATGGTGGCGCTGGTTCATCAACTAGTATAACGGGTACCTCTACAGCATATGCAGGTGGCGGTGCTGGTTCACAAGGACAAGGAAGTGGCGGTACAGGCGGTACAGGTGGTGGAGGTAACGGTGGAGGTACAGCATATGCAGGTACTCCTAATACTGGCGGTGGTGGTGGTGGTTCAAGTAACACTGCAAAGGCTGGTGGTTCTGGTGTAGTTATTATTGCTTATCCTGATTCATACAGGGCGCTTTCTTCTATTGACGGTGGGCTAACCTACGACCAACCAAGCCGTTCAGGTTACAGAGTTTATAGATTTACAGCAGGAACAGGAACGGTGACTATCTAATGGCACATTACGCATTTTTAGATGAGAACAACATCGTTACAGAGGTTATCCCAGGTAAGGATGAAACAGAACTTATTGAAGGTCTGACCCCTGAAGTTTGGTATGGAAATTTTCGTAATCAAGTTTGCAAACGTACATCTTACAATAACAACATACGTAAAAATTATGCTGGAATTGGCTTTACATACAGTGAAGAACTTGACGCATTTATTGCGCCACAACCTTACCCATCATGGGTGTTAAATGAAGAAACTTGCAAATGGGAAGCCCCAATAGCAAAGCCTACAGATGACAAGGTATACGATTGGGATGAAGAAACTACCTCTTGGGTAGAGATAGAGATCGCCCCTTAATACTTTTTTCTCAGTATAGATAGGGAATAATCCTTACCATGCGTGGTAACAAAGTACAGGGTCGATTCAAGATCGACTACGAGACTATGTCAATGGATGAAGGCATCGTTGACGAACTCCGTGACCCCGTAGGTACTGAGGTTGACTGGTGGCTCTGGGATGATGCAGCCCTAGCCGCAGACTACGACACCTTCGTAGATCCAATCTATGACGTCTCCAATCAGGAAGATGGCAAGGGTCGTCGATGGAACGAGCCATTCAAACTACCTGTGATCATGGCGCAACAACTTCGTGGTACTAACATCATGAATGAGCGTGGTTACTACACCACAGATACATTGCGCCTAGTAGTTGCTGTGGCAGATATCAATAGACTTCTTCCAGCAATGATCACAGATCCAGCGCTACATATTAAAGACCGTGTCGTATTCCGCGACGCCGTATTCGTTCCTACTCGTGTCCTTCCTAGAGGACTTTATAAAGAGCGCTACTCAGTAGTTACTATTGATTGCAACCAGGTCAATGCTGAAGAACTTGTTAATGATCCACAATTTCAGGACCTTACAAACTAGGAGATTGTCATGGACGATTTTGAGCCAGAGTTAGACCCAGACCTCTTTGAAGATGAGGTTGTAGAATTAGATGACCTCGACTATGACAAGCACGCCCTAGACGAGGAAGACGAAGACTGGGAGGATAGTTAATGCCTGCTAAAAAAGGTAAAGTAGAAAAAGTTATGAAGGAATACAAAGAAGGTAAACTTCATAGCGGATCTAAAAAAGGCCCAGTAGTTAAAAACAAGAAGCAGGCCGTCGCTATTGCTCTTTCAGAAGCAGGCATGAAAAAGAAAAAGAAATAATGCCTGCATCAAAATTACTACCAGCACCCGTAAAATTTCCCAATGGAGGAGGACTCTCAGCAATGTCTAGCAAGCCAAGAGAATCTCAGCAACTAGAGGTAGAAGCCATGGAAGCAAAACACAAGGCTGAACTTGCTAAGTTGAAAGAAAAACACGCCAAAGAAAGTTCTTCTCCAGTAAAGGTTAAAAAGTAATGGCTAAGACAATCAAGATTAAAGGCGAAGGCCACACCATAAAGAAGAACAAGAAGGGCGAGGTCATTGTTGACCACGCTGGAAACAAAGGAAAGTACGACAAGATTAACCTGACAAAGAAGGCTGGCTCTAAGACCATTGCTCAAGGAGTTAAGGCGACTAAAGATTGGCACAAGAAAAATGGCTAAGTCAGAGGCATGGCAACGTTCAGAGGGCAAGAATAAAAAGGGTGGACTTAATGAGAAGGGTCGCAAGTCTTATGAGAAGGCTAACCCTGGTTCAGATTTAAAACCTCCAGTATCTGCTAAGCAAGCAAAGAAGTCACCTAAGTCTGCAGCACGTCGTAAGTCTTTCTGTGCACGCATGGGCGGCATGGAAGGTCCTATGGAGAAGAATGGCAAGCCAACTCGCAAGGCTCTAGCCTTAAGGAAGTGGGATTGCTAATGGCAACCAAGAAGACAGATCCTTGCTGGGATGGTTATACCCAAGTTGGTATGAAAATGAAGAATGGCAAGAAAGTTCCAAACTGCGTTCCTGCAAAGGGCGTTCCAAAATCCAAACCTAAGAAGAAAGTGAGCAAGTAAATGTGTGCAGCATGTGGATGTGGTAAGAAAAAGGGTGAGCCAGGATTTGGTAAAGGCCCAAAGTCAAAAGCAAAGAAGGCTTGTACTTGCGGTACTTGCAAGGCTTGTAAAGCAAAGAAGAAGTAATGTGTGCCACCTGTGGCTGCATGAAGCCAAAGGACAAGCACGGCATGAAGACTCTTGCCGCTGCTAATAAGAAATTTGCAAAGGCAACAAGTAAACCAACTAAGAAGAAGAAGGACAAGAAGTAATGAAGAAGACTCTTACTCCTAAGCAGATGAAGATCGCTGGGGCTGCAAAGCCAACAGACAAGATCACTGGCGCTGACTTTAAGGCCCTTAAAAAGGGCAAGGCACCAAAGATGACTATGAACAAGAAAAAAGGCATGTAGTGAAATACACCAAAACCTCAGACAAGAAGCAGGATGCCAAGACCACAAAAGGTCTTGACAAAGAGCAGAAGGCAATGTTTGAGAAGATGGACAAGAAGCACCGCAAGCCTAAGTCTCAAGAAGACGATCGCAAGATGGATAAAGCCATAGTTAAAAAGATTAAAAAGAAGTAATGACTAAGCCACCTACGGGTGGTTTTTTCATTTATCATTGCAATATCAGACCACCGCTGCGGTGCCTGACCACTGTTCCCACAGGTTGCGATAAGGGGTTTTATTATGGGCTATAAGCCTTGGTATGAACGTGCCGCTGAATTGAACGGCAAAGACGAAGTCGAGAACTTCATGCGTGGCATGTTCGGCGGTCGTCCTAAAGACAAACAACCAATTATTACTGGTCTTATCGCAGGCTACGTCGGTGGAAAAGTTGCTGGCAAATCCGTTGCGAAGGCCAGGAAAAAGAAGTGAAGAAAGACAACGTCCTTAACGCAATTCACAAAGCGAGTCACGAGACCTCTCGACTTGTAGGAGCGCATCTGCGTGCAGAAGCCAGAGCAACTGGATGGCCATCGCACGTCGTGAGCGGTATGAGCGTCTCCTATAGCAAGAGCGGCTTTGATGCTAACGTCAATGAGAAGCATCACGCAGAGGCACTCGACCATGAGTACGGAACCCCCGACAGACAACCGAGTGGGGCAATTCGTCATACAGCAAACCGTACCGCTGAGTCAGAAAACTTTTTAGTTAATCGTCTCTACAAGCATCTGGAGGCTTACCTATGAGTTTCTTATTTGACGAGGATGAAGCACTTCGTGATCTTCTAAAAGAGATGACTGTTACAGATCAAAAGGCGTCTTCTGCTGCTGCCAAGACTATTACACATAGAGCGCTTACTAGCAATGTAGTTACAATAACTACATCTACAGAACATGGCTTTGAAGTTGGAGACACAGTCACTATTGCGGGTGCTGTAACTCCTTTCAATGGCACCTACAACATTACGTTAATTCCAACTCCTACTACATTTAAATATGCAAAAACAAATGCAAACATTGCTAGGGTTGCTTCAGGTGGAACTGCTACTCCAGGTACTACTAGAAAAGTTGGCGTATGGTTTGGTCAACCTGACCAGGAAATAAGATCGCAGTCGTATCCTTACATTACAATCGACATGATTGATATTGCAGAGGCATTTGATCGTGCACATCGTGGACGAGTAAGCCCCATTTATTACGCAGACCCAACAAATATGGTTAATGCTGCACAAGGAATTCAAAGAGTTACATGGAATTCAAATTTGCACGATAAGGATATGGACTTTCCTATCCCAGTTAATATTGACTATCAGATTACTACCTATGCACGTCAGCCCCGTCATGACCGTCAGATCTTGGCGGAGTTGCTATACACAAAGATTCCACTTCGATTTGCAGTTCTTAATGTGGGTCCAGATACCCAATACGGAACTGCACGTCGTCTGGATGTTCTGGACATCTCTAAACGAGATATCACTGAACAAGGAAAGCGTCTATTCGTAAACGCTATCACGGTGCGGGTCTCTAGTGAGATCGCTCCATCTACATTCAATAAGTTATACAAGGTCCAAGAAATCAACGTTACAGGCACAACTGGCACCCAAGTTATTGGTCGTGGCACGTTTACTGCTGTAGATCCGCTCACAATACCGACACCATAAGGAACCCTTACCCAACTAGTTAGGAGAAAAAATGGCATATAGCCGCCCAGGTGTTTACATTAGTGAACGCCTACTACCCGCACCACTAACAGGTGGTGTTACTGCTAACGCTGCTGGCGCTGTTGTTGCACCTTTTGCACAAGGCCCAGAAGCCGTAACGCTTGTTTCATCTTGGTATGAATTTACTAAGAACTTTGGAGGCTATGACGTCTCCTACCCAGCAACATTTCAAGTTGGTTCATTTTTTGCAAACGGTGGACGTGAACTCTACGTTCAACGTCTACTAGCAGCCAACGCTGTTGCTGCTACTACAAACCTAGTAGATAGCGGTAGCACTCCACGAGTAACTGTTACATCAAAAAATGCTGGAACAGATGGAAACAATCTTCGTGTTGTTGTTACTGCTGGTGAAGTTGCTAGTACTTACACACTTACTCTTTATAAAGAGTCTGGTGTAGCAAATGACATTACTGATGACATTCTTCTTGAACGATACTCAAATGTTATTTTTAATGATTCTACCTCTAGTGATTATGCCCCAACTGTAATCAATATTGTGTCTCCAAATATTTCAGTTGCTGTTATTACTGGTTATGCTGGTCAAGGCATAACAAGTGCTACATACCCACTGACAACTGGAGCAAACGGCTCAGCAACAACTTCTACTGATTACACCAACTACAAGGCTAGTGGTTCTTCAGTATTTGAACGCTTTACCTCATTAGATCGTCCATTAGTAATATTTCTTCCAAATGTAAATGCACTGGCCTCTGGATCAGTGAGTGCGTTTGATGCCGCAACTTCTTGGGCTGAAGATAATAATGGGTTTGTTGTTCTTGGAACTGACCCAGACCTTACCGTTGCAAATGCAGTTTCATTTGCTGGAAGCCTTACAGATACAAGCAATGCTGCTGTCTACTATCCACACGTTTACATTGCTGATCCTCTAGGACGTGGTGCAGGAGCACTTCGCAAGATTGAACCAGCAGGTGCTGTAGTAGGTCTATACCTTGCAACTGATGCAAGCCGTGGAGTCTTCAAGGCTCCAGCAGGTATTGGTTCAGCAATCCAAGGAATTGTTGCTGTAGAAAGATCATTCTCATCTACAGAACTTGACACAATGAACGCAAGCACATCACCAGTAAATCCAATCCGTCAGATTCCTGGCGCTGGTCTTTCTGTTATGGGTGCTCGTACATTGAAGCAAGATGGCACTGCTAACAAGTATGTCAACATGCGTCGCTCTCTTATCTACATCCGCAAGAACCTTAAGAACCTCACTGAGTTTGCTCTTTTTGAAAACAATGAGGAAAAATTGTGGGCGCAGATCCGCACAGTCCTCAATAACTTCCTTGGCGAATACAAGAACCAGGGTGGTCTACGTGGCACAACTCCAACACAGGCTTACTTTGTTAAGTGTGATGCTGAGAATAATAGTGCACAACAAATCGCCAATGGCGAAGTCCATATCCAGGTTGGTGTTGCGTTGCAATACCCAGCAGAGTTCATTGTCATCGACCTCAGCCAAAAGACGCTGAACTAAAGCGAAGGAGAAAAATAAATGGCAGTAATTAATAATCGGTCAACACTATTGACTGATCCATTACGTAACTTTCGATTTTTAGTTACGTTTCAACCACACGGAGACTTTGCTCAAAACAGCATTGGTCTAACTCAAGCAACTATTGGGTTTACTTCTGTGTCGGGATTGTCGGTTGCTACTGACTCTATCCCTTACCGTGAAGGTGGTTACAACACCACTGTCCACCAGATTCCTGGTCAGACAACCTTTACACCTCTTACACTTCAACGTGGTGTCCTATTAGGAACACGTCAGAACTGGGACTGGATGCGTAACTTGTTCGCAACAGTAACTGCGGGAAATACAACTCGTGCAGTAGACCAGAACTTCCGTTGCGACTTAGAGATTGCTGTGCTATCGCACCCAATCCCTGGATCACCAAATGCAAATGACACAACAGAAACATCAGTAGATCACGTAGCAATGCGCTTTAAGGTATACAACGCATGGCCTACTTCAGTTGCATACTCAGACCTTAACGCAGGTGACAACGCTCTATTCGTAGAGCAGATGACACTCGTGCACGAAGGCTTTGATGTTAACTGGGCAGGAAACTACACAGCACCAGCCCCTACATTCTAACAAAGGACTAACATGACGAAAACAATTAGTGCAGCGGCTAACCCCGCATTGGCAAATAACTTGATTAACTCTGCACTGGCTGAAGCGCCAGTACAGCAAGAAGTAAAGATCACACCTCCTTCGGACACTGTAGTGACTCTCCCTGGTGGCTATGTAACAGCCACTGGGGAGATCATCACAGAGGCCGAGGTTCGTGAACTCAACGGCTCTGATGAAGAAGCGATTGCTCGTACTGCAAACATCGGTAAAGCAATCCTTACAATTCTTCATCGTGGAACAGTACGTGTTGGTAATCAGAAGGCCGATGAGAAGTTACTAGATCAACTACTCTCTGGTGACAGAGACATGTTAGTT